TTCAAATATTCCTAACACCTATACTGATTTAGTTTTAATAGTCAACGGCTCTGCTAGTGCTAACAATACTGCTTATATGCAGTTCAATGGTGACACAGGAGCCAACTATTCCGCTACTCAAATCTATGGTACTGGTTCAGCGGTAGGAAGCAATAGACAAACTTCTTCTACATTTATGTGGCTTGGTGAGTTTTATAGTAACAGTACTTTAGTTGTACAGATTCCTAACTACGCAAACACTACTACATACAAAAATCAATTATGTAGAACAAGCACTCCATCTGCTTACTTACACGCAATCATAGGAATGTGGCGTTCAACTGCTGCTATCACTAGCATTACTGCAACTATGACTAGCACTACCTACGCAAGCGGAACATCCTTTACTCTATACGGAATTAAGGCGGCATAATGGCAAACTATATTCCTATTACTACCGTAACCGTAGGTTCAGGTGGCGCAGCCACTTTTAAATTTACTGGTATTCCTCAAACTTATACTGATTTACTTATTAAAGTAAGTCTGCGAGGTGATGCGACTGGATTACCTGATGTGCGTATGCAGTTTAATGGAGATACTGGTAGTAACTACCAAGCCAGAGAACTTTACGGAGATGGTGCTATTGCTGCGAGCAATACATATACAACAACTGATGCACATTTTCAAATGAATGGCACAAGTACTACATCTAATACATTTACTAATTCTGAGATTTACATTCCAAATTACACTTCATCAAATCAAAAATCTATTTCAGGTGATGCGGTAAATGAAAACAATGTAACATCTACAAATGTCCAATCGCGTTTAGTTGCTTGGAAGTGGGCTGGTACTGCTCCAATAACTTCAATTATGTTTTCTACTAATACTGGTAACTATGCACAATACTCAACAGCAACCCTTTACGGAATCCGTAAATACTAAATAAGGAGCAAGACAATGACAGATACAAAAATCGTAGTTAACTGCGAAACAGGCGAAACCACTGTGGTAACTCTTACCTCAGAAGAAATTGCACAACGTGAAGCAGATGCAGCAGCGTTTGCAGCAGCAGAGGCAGAGCGCGTAGCAGCAAAGGAAGCAGCAAAGGCTGCCAAAGAATCTGCACAGGCTAAGTTGGCAGCACTTGGACTATCTGCTGAAGAAATTGCAGCACTAAGCAACTAAAAATGTGCAAGCAGTGTGAGAACTGCAGCAAGGAACATCAACATGATGCTCTTGCTGGTGTAGATATTATGGAATCAAACGAGTTTATCTAAGGAGTAGCAATGGCTAGAGATATTACCGAAGGTAGAGCCAAGCATGCTATTGCTGTTGACGTAGGTGTTGTTTCTAGTTCTGCCGTTTGGCAGAACACAGACATTGCCTATGATGTAGCCATAGGCGGACTTCCTTTTATCTACGCTATTAATGATTCACGCCCTTATGTGCGTGAAACTGCGCCGTTCCGTAAAGACCAGTTTGATAATGGACAAGAACCTGGCGAGCAATCGCTTACTGGTTGGTGGATTCGTAGCCAATCTTCTTTCCACACTGGTACTGGTATAAAATTTTTAGACCCAGCACAGACAGATGAGAATGGTCATTATCGTTTTACTGATAGTCGCAATGTAGATGTATGGACTAGAGGTCAGGCTACTCTTCTTAAAGAAACAGCCAATATGTCTGGTGTTACTACTGGTACATACAAACTTATATCTGTAATGGATGGCGCAACCAATAAGGTTGTTGCTTGGGAACCAGCCACTGCAACTATCAAGAACTATACTGCTTCAGGAACTGCTGTTACCTACACAGATGTAACTGGTATAGCACAACCATTAGATACTGCCATCCTTGCTGTTGCAACAGATGGAACTAATCTTTTTATTGCTGACAATGACCACATCTACACAGGTCCTATCTCTACCCCTGCTGCTGGTTACTCTCGTTACTACAATACTGGCAGCGAAAAGGTAGTACTAGGCTGGGTAAAGCAGCGTCTTGTTGCCTGTATTGGTGCCTCTGTATATGAATTAACTAATGCTAAGGGCAGCACACACACCCTACCTACACCTGTATACACACATCCTAATGCTGACTGGACTTGGACTTCTATATCTGAATCAGGCGGTGCTATCTACGCTGCTGGTTATGCTGGTGGTAACTCTGCTATCTATAAGTTTACTTTATCTACCGCTGGCGTTATGCCAACACTTACATCTGGTGTTATCGCAGCACAACTACCAATTGGTGAGTATGTAAATAAGATTGAATACTATCTTGGCTACTTAATGATTGGCACCAACAAAGGTGTTAGAGCCTCAATTGTTTCAGAGCAAGATGGCTCTATTAATTATGGCCCAATAATTATTGAAGAATCTAATGGCGTTTATGACTTTGCTTTTAGAGATAAGTTTGTATGGGTTACTGGTTCTATTGGTGGGTATGCTGGTCTGTATCGTATTGACTTAGGCACTGAACTTGAACCATTACGCTTTGCTTACGCAACAGATGCTTATCTTGATGGAGTTGCTGGCTATGCTACAACTGTAGATTTTGTAGGTAACAGTGAGCAGATAGCCTTTACAACCTCTGGTAGCAATGGCATAGCCATTCAATCTGCTACAGTTTTAGCAGCAACTGGTTATCTAACTACTGGTTATATTCGATACGGAACCCTTGAGCCTAAAAACTTTAAGCGTTTATTAGGACGCGGTGATTTTACCTATGGTTCTATGGTTCTTGAAACTGTAGATAAAAATAATGTTGAGTATGACCACATTACTTATGACGCAGTGGTAACTCCTATTGAAGTAACAACTTCTAATCCGCCAAGTGCGCAAGAGTATGTTGCTTATAAATTCATATTAGCCCGTGATGCCGTAACTACAAGTCTTGGTCCCATCTTTAAGGGATACCAAGCCAAGGCTACAATTGCTACTCCTAGACAAAGAGTGATTCAGTTCCCAGTTTATTGCTTCGATGTAGAAACAGACCACTTTAATACTGTAATTGGATATGAAGGCAGAGCCTTCGAACGTATTCAAAGACTAGAAGAAGTTGAAGAATTTGGCGATGTTCTTACATGGCAAGATTTAAATACAGGAGAATCTCGTCAAGCAGTAATAGAAAAAGTATCATTCACACGCATGACTCCGCCAGATAAAAGGTTCGATGGTTTTGGCGGAGTTCTTATTATCCAGGTTAGGACAGTATAATGGAATTGAAAGACTATTTAACAGTAGCAGTTGCTGTCATAGCAATAATAACAGGATTTGCTAGCGGCGTTAGATGGTTAGTTAAACATTATCTGTATGAATTAAAACCTAATTCTGGAACCAGTCTAAAAGATTCTGTCATTAGACTTGAAGAAAAAGTAGAAATCCTATATCAAATGATGATACAAAAGAAATGAGTAACGATGTCTGCGATGATTGCCAAACGAGCCACACCTGCCGCTATTGCTGCCCTACGCCAAGCAACGGCACTGAAGCCCAAGCGTATGAAAGCCAGCGATGGACTCCTGCCTTCGGCAGCCCACATAACACAGAGTCCTAACTCAGACCATAACACAGGCTTTGCTGTTGACATTACACATGACCCTAAGTTGGGTATTGATTGTGCTATAGCATTTGAAAACTTACAGGCTGATGAAAGAGTTAAGTATCTAATCTTTAAGGGTCGTATCTGGAGTAAAGAAAAAGGCGACCGTGAATATACTGGCAGTAATCAGCACAATAAACATTTACATATTTCAATCAAGAGTACTTGCGGGAATGATACAAGCCCGTGGTTTCCTTGGTTGGGAGAAGCAAAGGTAGTTAATAAAGTCAAGGCTAAAGTAAAGCGTTTGCCCAAGAAAGATGTTTGACGAAGAACTAGAAGAAGACTTCCATTCATATAAATGTGAGGACTGTGGCGCTAAGGGCGCCCATCTTTACCGTGGATGGCTGTTCTGTTGTAAACCCTGCATAGACAAGAGAGAGATGGATTAATGAATACAAATAAACTAAAAGCAATTGGATTGACATACTTCCGTGCTGCTGCTGCTTCTGTTATTGCCCTGTACCTTGCTGGTCAAACAGACCTTAAGGTTCTTGGCAGTGCTTTTATCGCTGGCTTGGCTGGTCCAATCCTTAAAGCACTAGATTCATCAGCCACAGAGTTTGGTAAGAACGCTAAGTAATACTATTTAAAGGGGCTACAAGCCCCGTAGAGCAGAGAAAACCCCCACCTGGTCCTTCCCCTAACCAGAGTGGGGGTCTTTTCTGTTTTGTAGGGGTTTATTCCTACAAACTTTTTAGTGCATCCATAATATCTTCTACCCTAATCAAGTATCCTTTGCTTGGGTTGGGTTGGATATTACAGTTTATTGCCCTGCCCCTTACAGTCACTACTGTTTTGAGAGTTTCAGTAGGAACTAATAGTATGCCACCTTGTAAAACAAAAGCCCAGTAACTTGCCTTTGTTGTTGATAGTCCAGAGGCGTACCACTCATCGTTGTTATGCGACCAGCAAGTAGTTTCTATATATAGATTGCCAGTATCTTTCCATTTTAAATCTGTCTTAACTTCTATTGTCTTACCACCTGTAAGCAGTTGCTCTACTAACTGTTCACCTTCTTGACCTGTGGCTAGGTCTAAATCGAAATCAGATAGTTTGCTCATGAATTTATTATATCCCATGCTAGGTAAACTGGTTTGGTTTTGATGTTTAAACTTTTTCTCATCTGTTGTCTGGCTCTTGGGGTTGTACCTGCCCAATAACCTTCGACTGTATTTTCAAGTGCGTACTTAAGACATTGCGTTTTAACTTCACAACCATTACAGATTCTTTGTAGGAGTTGTTGTTCTTCATATACTCTTGGCTTATCATCATTAGAGAACCACATTTCTGTATCTGTGCCACGACAACTAGGTATACCATCCCATTCTGGGTATGACATTTAACCTCCTGTTGAATAGAATCCACTACCATTAAACTTAACGGCTGGTGCTGACCATAACCTAGCCATTGTTTCTCCACAAGTTGGGCATGGTGGTAGTACTGTATCTTGTAGTTCTAATATGATGTTACAAGTTAAACATTTAAAATCGTAGTTCGGCATACTACCACTCGATTGCAATCCAGAAGCATAGGAAATCTACACTAGCACTCCACTTGTCAATACTAATACCAATGCCAAATCGTTTTGAATAACCAAAATTAATTGACCAACCTTTATTATAGTATTCTTTAATCATCGCAGTCATGCTCCATTACATAATCATCTGGGTATGGCAGGGTTACCATAGACCCACAGTTTGCACACTCTCCATCAAGAAAGTAAAAAGATATTTCTTTTAGTTCATCAAATGATATTAAAGCAATAAAGACTTCACAACCACAGATACATTGAGTTCCAATACTTTCACCACGCAAGTCCATTGACTTGCTGTAGTCTGTAGGATGTAGCAAGTCACGAATATCTTTACTCTCCTGATTCATCTTCAACCACCTCTGATGTGTCTTCATCTATCTGTGGCTTCCAGCCACCTAGATTTCTGATTAGACTTGCTATTGCACGCTGGACTTTCATGCGTGCTCCGTCTGGGGTAGTGTTTAGTTCCTTACCAATCTCGCTCCACTCGCATAATTCCGTAGTAAAGCGCACTCTTAAAATATTTTGCTTGGCCTCTGAGAGCCGATAGAAACCTGTTGCTATATCTGACCGTAAGACTAGCCAGTTATTACCATCTGTTGTTTCACCTTTACTTGGCTTAAAGTTTAGGTCTTTAATCTTAGTAGGAATTTCATATGATTCTGAAATGATGGACGGCAAGAATGCCTCAATAACTGAAGCGTCATAATAATAAAGGTCAATAAATTCGTAGCCAATAGTTTTAGCCTTTTCTTTTTCGCAGTACTTTAACGCTGCATTACGCAGTGACTTGGCTATTAACTTTTCTTTATCCTTTAACTCAAGGGCTGACCATTCTTTATACTTGGCTGGATGGGTAACGAACCATAGCCATAGCGTCTGGGCTATGTCTGGTCGCTCTATCATGGGATAGCGCCGACTGTATTCGTTGGCTAGAGCCGCAACTAAGGACTCGTATTCATCCGTATAAGAATGATTCATTTAAAAGAATTACCTTTGCTCTGGTACTTGTGCCCATTGACCTCTTTGTACCAATAGTCCTATTATGGCATAGTTTGCTAGGTCAATTAAGGTATCTTCTATTGACTCATAGTTGGGCGTGTCGGTATCTCCAAGGTGAGCAAGCCTTGCCAACTTGTCATACATACGCACACGCAGCCCGTTCATCGCGCCACCTGGCGCTCCTGCTATATTCATAGGGCCATAGTCTTCATGTTTCTTATACAAGATTGTTAGTAGTTCATTAGTTATTTCTTTTGCATCATCAGGATTCTTCATTTAATATACCCTTAGCCTGTTCATCAAAGTTAATCATTGCTTCTTGCACTAACACTTCTTCTATAATCTCATCGCCTTCGCCATCGGCTACGGCGTAGAATACACCTGCCAACATGGTTAAAGCCTCATTCTTTTTTTCTACTGTCTTTAATAAATAAATATCTCTGAGAGCATTAAGAACATCTAAACTTTTATTCTTGTTAATCTTAAACCCAATGATGGGTGGCTTGCCTTTAATCTCATCCCAGATTGATACATCAAGATATGATTCGTTTGATTCTGTCATTGATAAATTCTATACCTTCCTTGAGAATAATACTGTTAACATCATGCCCTTCAGGCATCTGAATTATATTTACATTACCAAGTTCTCGGCTTATCTTCTTGCCGAACTCTAGGCCAGGGGCATCGCCATCGGCTAGGATAATAACTGTATCAAAATCATCTAGTATTTTTGCGTAGTATGGCTTCCAGTTGTTGGCTCCTGGAATACCTATGGCTGGGTGAATAGACTTGGCTACTAAAGTTATACAATCTATTTCACCTTCGGTGACACAGATATATTTGTTGGCTGTTAGTACTGTTTGAGCATTGAACATAGTTGTCTTTGCTCCAGGCATACCCATGTATTTAGGGTCTGAATCCACCATAGTTCTGAATCTAATATCCACTACACCAGACGGAGTGGTGTAGGGAATTGCTAGTCTACCCGCGTAACCTTCGTGTCCTGGAAGTGGATGTTCCACTACCCCCAGATGGAAGCGACTCGCTTCTTCTACCGATAACCCCCGTGTTTGTAGATAGTGACTTGCTAGGTGTATATCTTTTTGATACTGCTGCGTTGCCTGTAAGAGAAATTGCCTCTGCGTACTGGACAGCCTCACGATAGTTGCCTCCTTCTTTATGCATTATTAAATCGTATGTATCTCCACTAACGCCACATCCGTGGCACTTGAATTTATTCTCTTTAAAGTTTATGCCTGCTGAAGCGTGGCTATCCTCATGGAATGGACACTTAATTTTGCGCCAGCCGTGCCCCTCTGCTGGCACGGTTGCGCCAATAAAATGCAGATAATCTGCGATGCTATGCTTGTCCATTGATTACTTTATTAACCAGTAGAACCCACACGCTGGCTGGCATAGTGCAATACCATTCATCAACATTACTTTTGCCCTTTCTTTTATGAAGAACTGTGCCTGTCCAAGCGCCATCATTCTTCATCTCAACTTCTAACTCTTTAATCCATGCGCCTAAGTCCATTCGCACATGGTTTTTTACCTCAATAGTTACACCATTAACTCCACTGATATCACCTTTGTCTAACTGAGCACCAGCAATACGGCGGTCTGCATATGGAAATCCATTTGCCTTAAGCCATTTAACTACATCGGCTTCGGCTTTAGAACCTTTCCGTTTTCCTGGTGTACTCATTACGCCTCACATTCTATTCGGCAAACTTCACAATAAGCACATTTGTTTCTAGTATCACAAACTTCACAGTATTCTGGTTCAGTCCACTGGTCACATATCTCGCATTGGAATACATCCATTACACTATACCTTCCTGTTGATATCTAACTGCTACATCTTCTAGATACATACTATCTGGATTAAATGCTAGGCTAACATAGTTGTTGCCTGTTTGGTCTGCTTTGCCATATCTATTCTTAACTGGTGCCACACATAAGTATGTGTCGTCACCCTGTTTCATCTGTCCAATAGTAAGTACCATTGCTGGCACTTGATTGACTAGACCTTGGATGGCATTACGGGGCTGACATGGATAGCCTTCGAAGCCTTCTTTAGTATGGTGTAATACTAATACCGCTGCGTTAGTATCACGGGCTAAGTACTTTAGTTCCTTCATTGCTGCTCGCATGCCATGGAATTCTTCATGTCCATCCATAGCAATATCCATAAGATTGTCTACAACTATAAGGGTAGGACTTCTACCCCATACAGTTTCAAATGCTGATACTTCATCATCTAAATCTTTAAGTGTTGGGGTAGATTCAAATGACCAGAACAAATGGTTGTTCTCTTGGAGTATTAGTTCTGCTTTGGCTGGGTCTGTTTTGAGTAACTGTTCGGCTGCTGTCTGTGTCATTTTCCCAGACATAGCAACCAAACGCATAGCCATAGTGTGTGCGTTGGTATCAGCACTAAAGTAAAGTGTTGGGTGTTTAGTACGCGCTGCAATTGCCAGTGCTACTGACGACTTGCCTGCGCCTGGAGTACCAGCGACCAGAGTAATCTCTGCTCTGCGTAGAATGATACCAGCCCGTTCGAATGCTGCAAAAGCAGGGGGCAATGGTTCGCCCCCCACCTCCGCTTTATTTATTGACCTTCGTAAGGTTTTCATTTAACCGCATCTGGTACGAATGTATTCCAGTCTGGACTTTGCATATTAACATACTGATTCTTGCACTTATCAAACGCACCCTTAGGTGCTGGGCAGAAGTATCCCTTGTATGGTTTACCATCTTTGCCCATGCCTTGAATCGCTGTCATTTTGCCATGCGGACAGTTGCGTCCGCCCAATGAATGTACCTGTGCAGGTTGAGTAGGCTGTGTATATTCTTGGGCAGGAATTGTTGTCCCTGTTTCTACAATGTTCGCACCAAATTGTGCTGCGATTGATGTTGTTGTTGGAGGTGGTGTAGATGGAGCAACTAATCCTTTTGTTGCTACCTCTACTTCTTTGACTGCGTCTACGATGATATGGATTCCATTAGCAATCATGTCAGCAAATTCTTCTGCTGTTTCTGCTCGTAATGTAATACCTGTACCACCTGCTGATTTTAGATTGATACTGATTGGTGCTTCTGTGCTAGGCACTATCATTCTCCTATTCAAATGGAGTAGCCAGACCCTTCTGGTCTCGCCACTTTCTTACTTTCATTGCGTATTGTACACCCTTCCAGCCTTCCGCAATATTTACAAAGACTAACTTGCAAGCACCAGTGCCTGCAGGTAGGTGAACAATGATTGCTTTTTCTTTGTTGACATCTCCCCAAGTACCACGGGTTGCCGTGTCCACATCATACGGCAAGCCGTGGGCATAGATTGCTAGTTGCATAGCGATGTTAGTTGGGTGGTCAATGCGACCAGTCTTAAGGTCAGCAATAAATAACTCACCTTTATACTCGACTAATCTATCTGGAGTGCCTGCGATTTTAAACTTATCTAACACGCAGAACTGTTCGATATAAACCTTGTTTAATACTTTAGTTGCTTCTTCATAAGCACGGATATCTGGTACCCATTGCTCTGGTACCACACCTAGTTCTTGACCTAAGTCAAGCCGTTCTGTTAGGGCATGGATTGCTGTTCCGATATTGGCTGCTTTACTAGCACCCGCTGCATCCATGGCTTCTTCTATGTATCCGTTGATTGCCATTTTGTCTTCGCCTGCTGCGCTGATTGCTAGTAGCAGGTCTGGTCTGGTAGTTAAACCCAGTGCTGCCATTCGCATTTTCCATGCAACTAATGCTGAGGCATCATCTAAACTATTTGAAATAGTAGTAGCCCGTGTGTAGGCTACCTTCTTTTTACCCTTGACTGGCATGACCATAGGTCTGCCGTATCTATCTCGTTCTATTTCTGTAGGCATATTGCTCCTTTGTTAGTAGAGCAGGCTGGTAACCAAGGAGAACAAAGAACCCAGCCTGCCCTATGACTAACGATAGCGGAGAAAGGTTAAGCCCGCAAATCGTAAGTCGTGTGTGTCCCGTGTTCGCAGATGGCGGGACCACCCATCACCAAATCGTTTAGTAGTGTCAAACTAAACGGTGCGAAGATTGTTAACAGTCTACCTGTACATTTGTAACTTGAACATCTTCAACATGATAGTCACCGCTACCTGGGTAACTAACTTCTATTTCATTTTGAACATAATCAATTACACTATCTTCATCGGCTGCTTCTATGTTGTTTACTGATACATAGATAACTACATCTGCCGACCATGTTTTCTTTAGAGTTTCTGCACCAATAGCAGTAAGCATATCATTAACTTCATCTAATTCTACAGTAAAAGCATCATCTCCTACTGTATAATAAGAGTTCATGAAAGCATATACTTTTTCACGAATGTCATAGACAATACCTTTTTGTTTAGTAAACTTGTCTTTCCATTCTTCTGCTAACTTTTTGTTATAGTCTTCAGACTTAATCAAACCAATAAGAGATTCCTCTGTATGGTTGTATGTGTTGCCGTCAAAATGTACGCTGATTGTATTACTCATAATCATTTCCAATCCATGGTTCAAGGTGATGTTGTTCAATCATGTTGCGAACTGGTGCAGATGTCTGACCCTTCCAGGTAACACCTGCTGGTAGTTCGATTAGTAAATCCCAGTCACCATCGGCTGCTGCGTAGATTGCATCTACGCATGGCTGAACCATGGTTGCTGGGACTGGCGGATAGAAATTACCTGATAAATGATACGCAATTGATTTGTGAATATCAATTTCATTTTCTGCTAGTTCTTCTGCGAATTGACGACCCATTGTTTTCTCCTTACTTGGTTAGTAGTTCTAGCGCACGCAACTTGATGTTGTCGCTGCGCTCTGTGATAGTGGCAATAGCGTTCTTCTTGCTATTGCCATTGTGGTCTGCGTATTCAACGACCGCCTGCCATAGTCCGAACTGGCTGCCGCGAATGTTCTCTTGTGTTTGTGAATGTTCATAGATATTTAGTGCTGCCGCCCGTGCCGCTAACGCACGGGTGCGAGCACGCTTTTCACCAACAGATAACAAATCAATAGGTGCTTCCTCTATCTTGCTGAGTAAAGGAAAGACTCTCTTGAAATAGTTAACAGCATTAGTGCGGTCAACCTTGCGGTCCATTAAAACATTAGCCAAACTTGTATACTCTTGGATAGAAGTATGAGTTAACTGCATGATAGTTTTAATTTCGTTAAGGTCTAGCACTGCGTTAGTTGTATGACGCAATGTATATGTGAGTTTGTTTTTGCCACGATAGATTTTATTAATCTGGTTAGCACAGAACAATCGCTCAATTACTGGGCGAATAATTACTGATGATGAACCATCGTGACTTGTCTTAGCGAAGATGAAGGCAGCATGTGGGTCACCTTGAATCTCCATTGTGTCAGGTAGTTGAAGCAACATCCATACCTTTCCACCATTGTCATACTCACCTGCTGCTGAGTAACGGGCTTCGCCTGTATCAACAATAGAATCTAATGATGAAAAGATTTCAGCATTTTGAAATGGTTGATACCGCTTACCAACTACACCAATAACAGAGTCAGGAACATCAGAGCCAGGCATAGTTTTAATTACTGCCTGCTTGTTAGTTACTGGTATGCGGTGCGTGAAGGTATCGTTGTTACCGATAGGGCGTGTGTATGTAGCCTGTAAATCTGTAAGAGATACAGTCCAATCAATACCTGCTTGTTTGGCTACATCCATTGCTGATGTTGCTGTGACTGCTATACCACTGCGGGTAAAGGCAGATACATTCTTAGGAGCAACGGCTGATGTTGTCATAGATATTGCCCAACAGACTTGAGTGATGAGGCTGTTACATATTCATCTTTAGTCATACGCAACATGCGTAATTCCTTTGAAATGTTTTCAACTGTTTCTCTATACTCGCGTGCATTGATAATATCATGTTGACGATTTGGTGACTCAGGCACACTACCTTTAGGTACCACAATATCGTAGTCAACATTCAATTCATCTTTCCATTCACGATAGTTAGTGCGGAAGTTTGTTGCCTTATCTATATGTTTGATAGCAAAAGCAATCATTTCTTTTTTCCATGCTTCGCATTCTTTTTGATATGCTTCTTCAAGAGAATTCTGCATAGCATAATCTGCATGTAATTTATTAATTGCTTGCTCTAGTGCTTCGATTACTACTTTTGTTTCAATCTTTACTGTAGCCATGATTAGATTCCAATCGCTTCTTTAACTTTGGGATGTAATTTAGTACGCATATCTACGAATGCGGCAGGTGCCCAGTTGGAATCAAAGACTCGCTTAAGTAATTGAGCCAATGAATAACTAGGGTCTAACTCTTGAGCATACTCAAGATGATAGTGTGCTTCTTTAATTTGTTCGGCTTCATATAACAAGGCAGCAAAGATAGTTACAATAGGTGCGGCATATTCTTTGGGTGTTACTGTACCCATGAATGCTACCCATTCACCTACATAATCAATCTCTACATCATTAGGTAGTCCCATAATAAAATCACGGAACGACATGTTCTTATGCATAGCAATGGTGAACTCAGCAATTTGTTCTACTGTTGGTTCAACACCATTACTGTAATCGTTAATTGAATCATAGATAGATAGGGCTAAACCCTTAACTTTATCCATGCCAGTTTCATCGCTGTAATCAATACCTTCTAGAGTCTTGATTACTTCTAGTACTTCTGCTTGCTTGTTCGGAAATCCG